ATCAACGCCCTCAAGGCGATGGGTTCGATTCCGGAAGGCTATACCGTGAACCACTTCTTGACTGATCCGAACGGCTGGTTCTTGAAGACCGACGTTCCGAACGGCATGAAGCACTTCGTCCGTACCCCGCTTGCGAACAGCATGGACGGGGACTTCGACACGGGCAACGTCCGATACAAGAGCCGCGAGCGTTACTCGTTCGGCTGGTCGGACCCGCTGGGCATCTTTGGATCGTCTGGCTCGACCTGATCGTAGGTCTGGAGAGGGGGGCTTTGGCCCCCCTTTTCTTTTCGGTTTACTAGGTGTATATAGTCGCTATCGGGAAAATTAATGCTTACCAGACAGGCCCGACTGACGACATGCAGACTGGTAAGCGTGACTCGCATGTGAGGTATTTATAATGGCTAAGACTACTTTCTCTGGTCCGGTTCAGTCGGACAACGGTTTCATCGGCGCGGTTGCTGGTGCGGTTGTGGGTTCGGTCGATGCTTCGGCTGGCACGATTCGCATTCCTTCCGCTCTTGTTGGTGCGCTGCCCTCGGCGGCGGTTGCTGGTCGCATTCTCTACGTGAGCGATGCCAATACGGGCGCGGGCACGGTCTGCTTTAGCAACGGTGCTAACTGGATCGACATCAAGACCGGCGTGGCTGTTGTTTAACCATAGGAGTTAAGTCCTAATGGCTATGCAAACAGATGTCCTTGCTAGTCAGCCGCTGATCGCAGATGGTCAGATGCTGGACCAAGCAGGAAATGTGATTGGTCGCGCCCGTGTCAAGGCGATCCGCATCATCCCGACCGTAAGCAGTGCAGGTTCTGTAGTGCTGAAAGACGGCGGCGCTAGCGGGAACACCAAGATCACGGTCAATGTCTTCCCCAGCGCAACTGGGCCAGACTACATGTTGTTGCCGGGTGAAGGTCTGCTTTTCCAGACCAACGTCTATGCTGATATCACCACGGTTGCATCGGTGACGGTGATCTATGGCTAAGTCTCCTGCGTGGCAGCGCAAGGAGGGTAAGAACCCGGCTGGAGGCTTGAATGCCAAAGGTCGGGCATCTTATAACCGCGCTAATCCCGGTAAGCCCGGCCTCAAGGCTCCGCAGCCCGAAGGTGGCCCCCGTAAGAAATCATTCTGTGCCCGCATGTCTGGCATGAAGAAAAAGCTTACGAGCGCCAAGACGGCTAACGATCCAAACAGCCGGATCAATAAATCACTTCGCGCTTGGAAATGCTGAGATGACTGATCACCACGACACGGTTAGAAACTTTATTGATGCAGCGTCTGTGTTCGCTACTTTAGGGTCTTTGCTGGACGTGATCTCTCCTATATTTGGTCTTATCGGCGCAATCGTTGGTGTGATGCGTATTGCTGAAATGGCGACCGGCAAGCCTTTTTCTGTACTGATTGGCCGTAACAAAGACGATGCCAAGTAGTAGCGCAAAGCAAGCAAAGTTGATGCGGGCGGTTGCTCACAACCCCGCTTTTGCCAAGAAGGTCGGTATCCCTCAGAGTGTGGGCAAAGATTTTTCGGAGGCCGACAAAGGCCGAAAATTTCGTTCCGGAGGAACAATGAAAGAGTCTAAGGCAATGATGAAGAAGGAAGTTTCCTTCATGAAAAAGAAAGGCGCTCCTGCGTCTATGATCAAGCACGAAGAAGCAGAAATGGCTGATCGTGGTGGCCGTGCTATGGGGCGTCGTATGACTGCTGACCGTATGGGTCGTGCGATGGCTTCTGCTCCCGCTATGGGTGCCGCGTCTATGGGCATGGCTCGTGGTGGCGGTATCGAATCTAAGGGCAAGACCAAAGGCAAGATGGTCAAGATGGCTCGTGGAGGTGGTATCGAAGTTCGTGGTAAGACTCGCGGGAAGATGTGCTAATGAAGAACCTCGCTCGTCATTACCGCACAGGCGGCACTACTCCTCCTAAGTCTGACGAAATGCTGAATGAGGAAATGATGCCCGGTATCCTGAACCAGCCTGAAACACCGGCTGATAAGAAGCAGGATGAAGCGGATAAGAAGGCTCCGGGTATGGATGCCGATCAGCCGAAGAAGCCCGCTAAGCCCGCTAAGCCGCCCGTCAAAAAGGCTGCTTCTGGTGGCACGATGTATGCTCGTGGCGCTAAGGTTCGTGGCGGTGGTTGTGAAGAGCGCGGTAAGACCAAGGGTCGATTTGTATGAAGAAACGACGATACGCGGGTGGTGGCGGAGTGCCAACAAGCGGCGGCGACTACAACGCTGCTCCTGCTCAGCAGTATCCGTTTCCTTCAGTCGGCGGTGATACTGGCCCTACGAGTAACATGACGGTTACTGTTGCTGGTAAAGATGTTAGCGCTGATAAAGAGCAGAACCCGTTTAAGAACCCTAACGTGCAGGAAGATCAAACTGATCAACCTAAGCAAATGCGTAAAGGTGGCAAGGTCAAAACTAAAGCACGTGGTGACGGTATCGCACAGCGTGGCAAGACTAAAGGACGGTTTGTCTAATGATGCCGTCCCGAGGAATGGGTGCAATTACTCCCAGCAAAGTACCTCGTGCTAAACGACGGGGTGACGACAAGGCCGTGATCGGGACAGGTAAACCGATAAAGACCTATGCTAAGGGTGGAGAGAGTAAGGTCAACGAAGCGGGTAACTACACGAAACCCGGCATGCGTAAGGCTCTCTTTAACCGCATCAAGAATAGTGCGACTCAAGGCACTAAAGCGGGTCAATGGTCAGCGCGTAAGGCGCAGTTGCTTGCTAAGCAGTACAAAGCCAAAGGTGGCGGGTACAAGGAATGAAAGCCCCACAACAATCGCTGAAGGCTTGGACTCAGCAGAAATGGAGAACGAAGAGTGGTAAACGGTCTACTGACACGGGTGAGAGATATCTTCCTGAGGCTGCTATCAAAGCCCTCAGCCCCGCCGAGTATGCCCGAACCACTGCTGCCAAGCGAAAAGGTAAAGCGCAAGGCAAGCAGTTCGTACAGCAACCCAAAGGCATTGCTGCTAAAACGCGCAGCTACCGCCAAACGGGCAAAAAGTAAAGGAACTAAGAAGTAATGGCGTATAAGACTACAAACACGACCGACTTCAACCTCGATCTCAATACCGTTATTGAGGAGGCTTTTGAGCGTTGTGGCGCTGAACTGCGTACGGGTTATGACTTCCGTACGTCGAAGCGTAGTCTTGCCCTGTTGCTGATGGACTGGGCCAATCGCGGTATCAATTTGTGGACTTTGGAAGAAGGGCAGCAGGTTCTGACCTACAACCAAGGCACGTACGATCTTCCGGTGGATACTGTTGACCTGCTCGACCACGTGGTCCGTACAGGTTCAGGGACGAACCAGCAAGACATCAATATCAGCCGGATCTCTTCTAGCACGTACCTCGCTATCCCTAACAAGAATGCGACGGGTCGCCCGATTCAGATTTGGATCAACCGGCAGGCTGGCACGACGAACGCGGACGGCACGATCCAGTACCCGCAGTACACCGTGTGGCCTAAACCCGACAACACTACTACGTGGACGCTTGTTTATACCCGCCTGCGCCGGATGTTTGATCCGGGTACCGGCGTGAACGGACAGGATGTGCCGTACCGTTTCCTGCCCTGCCTTGTGGCAGGACTTGCTTATATGCTTTCTTTGAAGATTCCTAACGCTATGGAGCGTACCCCCATCCTGAAAGCCCAATATGACGAGGCTTGGGATTTGGCGGCTGGTGAGGATCGGGAAAAGGCGGCGGTACGGTTTGTCCCACGTGAGAGTTTCTTGGGTGGCTACTAATGCCAAACAGGTTTGCAAGTGGCAAGAACGCGATTGCGGAGTGCGACCGGTGCGGGTTCCGGTACAAACTCAAGCAGTTGAAGTCCTTGGTTATCAAGACCAAGAACGTGAATATTTTGGTATGTCCGGAATGCTGGGAACCAGACCAACCCCAGTTATCACTTGGCTTATATCCAGTTGACGACCCGCAGGCGTTGCGTAACCCACGACCGGATTTAAGCTATTATGAAGAAGGCAACCAAGGGGCTGGTGGTAGTAGAATGATCCAATGGGGTTGGAACCCTGTTGGTGGCGCACGAGCATATGATGATGGCTTGACCCCCAATACCCTTGTTGGGCAGGGACAAGTCGGTACTGTAACGGTCTCAACGACCTAGGAGAATTGAAATGGCTATGGGTTTGAAAAAAGCATTGATGGCGCACATGCGTAAAGGCAAAGGCGCACATCCTGATTCTGCAGTTAAGAAGATGCGTGCTGGCGGCAAGACTAATGCCGAAATGAAGAAGGTTGGTCGCGGTATGGCAAAGGTACTAAACCAGCGTAGCCCGATGCGCGGCTCGTCTGGCCCGAGGTAAGTAACATGAGCGAAGAATTCCGCTTTTTTGACTGGAGCGTTGACCCGCTCAACAAGTACACGCAGCCGAAGCCGAATAGCGCCCCGACCGGCCAGAATGGCTATCCGGAAAAGAATGTCGATAAGGGCATCACGAAGATGGATATGCGCGGTGCTGGCGCTGCCGAAAAGGGTAAGAAGTTCGTGTCGCAGATTAATCTGGAAGACTAATGAACTATTCGCAGCTTACACAACTGATTCAGGAGTATTGTGAGTCTACGGAGCAATCCTTCGTAGCCAATATTCCTAATTTTGTGCAGCTTGCTGAAGAGCGGATTTACAACTCCGTTCAGATCCCGGCTATCCGTAAGAACTCGACCGGCACGATGACTTCTGGCAACAAATATATGGCGTTGCCGTCTGACTGGTTGGCGACTTACTCGCTCGCTGTGATCGACCCTGCTACGAACGAATACACGTACCTTCTCAACAAAGACGTGAATTACATTCGTGCGGCATATCCCGGTGCAAACGACAACGGACTTCCGTTGTACTATGCGATCTGGGACGACAATACGATGATTCTTGGTCCTGCTCCGGACTACGGCTACACCGCTGAACTGCACTATTACTACTACCCTGCTTCGATTGTGGATGTGGGTACGTCGTGGTTGGGCACGAACTTTGAGACGGTGTTGCTCTATGGGTCAATTCGTGAAGCCTATACTTACCTCAAGGGTGAGCAGGATCTCATGAACTACTACGAGCAGAAGTACCAAGAATCTCTCGCACTACTTAAACGCCTCGGTGATGGTCTTGATCGTCAAGATGCTTATCGCTCTGGGCAAGTTAGGGATAGGGTTACATGATAGAGACAGGTATAGATCTTGGTGGTGTGAAGGTTTTTACCACGGATAACCGTGGCTTCACGGCTGAGGAGATCGCGGAGCGTGCGCTGGATAAGATCATTTATGTGGGTGATCAAAGCCATCCGGTGATTGCAGAGCAAGCTCGTACGTTTAAAGAACACATTAAGCGTGTGTTGGTTCATTATCTTGGAGAGGCACAGGAGTCAGAGCGAATTACGATCTGCGCCAAACTCTCGCAAGCTGGGCATCCTGAAATCGCAAAACTTATTGGAGACCTCTAATGGCTATTTCACAGGCAATGGTGACTTCGTTCAAGGTAGAAATCCTGAACGGCATTCACGCATTTGGTACTACGGTTACTCGTGGCTCAACGGCTGCGGATACATTCCGTATTGCTCTTTTCACTTCGGCGGCTACGCTTGATGCTTCGACCACG